AGAGTTAACTCACTCTTTCCAATTGGAAGTTTGAACTTGTGATAGATTTCTCCTTCAACAAAGTTGTCCCAGTTGATTGCTTTTTCTGTAAACTCCTGAAGATCGATTGTGTGTTTTGACTTCTCTCCACAACTAGGGCAAGTAATCTCCACAGTATACTCTGGACCATATGCCAAGATGCGAGCTGCAATAAATACTGCATTCTTGTCTACTGTTAGCAAATCATTGTAATTGATTCTAGTAACAATCAATGATTGCAATAATTTATCAATAACAACACCCTGCTTAATAAGGTTTTGTGATGCTAGGATATCTTCTTCCTTAGCAGTCATATACTTCATTTCAATAGTACCGGATCTTAGTGGATGTCCTTCTGGATAGAATCGTCCTTTACTTGGTAATGAAATTACCTCAGTAGGAACACTCATTGATTCGCCTTTAGTAAATTCGTCTGGAGTGCCCGTATTGACATGGTTTTCTAGTACCATTCGTTTTAAGTCAGCATCTGACATTGGGGCTTGACCTGGATAGTCATCGTTTACAACTTTGCTCATAGATATTGTTTATTAGTAACTTTCTTATAAGTATGCACGGAAAACAAAAAAAGCCAACTTTTTACGGTTGGCTTTGTTCGATCGGGGACTCCCCAGTCCTTATTAATACTCAAGTACTGCGTAGTCGATTCCTAATGTAAGAGAGATTTCAACTGGTGTTTCAGTAGACCAATCCATGTCTCCGAATTGAGCTGTCTTAATGTAAGCACCCCAAATCTTCCAGTTTTCAATCTTATCTCCTACTGGACCTAGTACGAAGATGTCAAAGTTTCTCTTATAGAAGTCAGCATAGCCATCTCTACCAGTTACAGACTCGTGTGCTGTTCTTACCCACTCCATTACGGCTTGAGCTCCAGAAGGCACGATTGAATCGTACATTGTAATAGTGATATCACCCCACTTACATTTTCCCTTCATCTTGCGAATGATGTTGATGTGATCTAACACAACCTCACCACACTCCAATTGGGGACGAGAGACCTTTTTGCATAAGAATGATGGAATACCATCAATCTCTAGTATAAATCTATTCTGTACCTTCGGCTCGTAGTTGGTATAGAATATCTTGTCGTTTTCAATTAAATTAGCCATATCTCTTTTCTATAAGTATTAAGCGTTATCAAAAGTTGCTCCAGTAGGTAAGATATTGAAGTCTAATACGATAAATTCAGCAGCTTTTGCAGGCTGGATGTAAATTTGTCCGTACATTTCATTTCTGTCAATTACATCAGGAGTGTTATTTGTTTCATCCATGATTACTCGGTAAGCGTATAATCCTTGACGAGATTTTACAGTTTCTAAGTATGGAGTCACAATGTTCAAGAATCTTTGACGAGTTTCAGTTGTATTGTTCTCGAATACCAAATATCTTGAAGAGCTTGCAATGAATTTCTTCAATGCGATCAACAATCTTCTTACATTGATTCTATCTAATGCACTTGGAGCTGCTTGTAGAGTTTTTTGACCCCATACACATACTCCTTGATTAGGGAATGTTGCAATTGCGTTGATTCTGTTATCATAAAGATCGTCACGATCTGCTTGAGCAAGTTTTCTTTCTACATCGATTACCTCACGAAGACCACCTCTGTTCAAACCTGCTGGTGCGAACCACTCGTAAGCTACGTTATCTGTGTTAGCAAATACTCGTGGCAATACTGCTGATGGTGGAACCCATACTGGTTTGTTTTTGTCAGTGTCAAGAATCTTAACCCATGGCCAGTAAGTAGCTGCGTAGTTTGTATCTAAACCTGCTTGTGCGATTGCGTTTACTGCTGCACCTAATGTGTTTCCGTAAGCAATTGGATCAACGATTGCAAATGCATCTCCACGATCTTCTGCTACTTCGATTACTTTGTTAACAACTGCTGAGTGATCAGCTACGTTGATACCTGGAGTAACGATTAAGTTAACATCAACCTCATCAGAGTTTGCAATAGTGTTTAATGCTTTGATGTAAGCTATTGAACCAGCTGTGCTTGCTGTTGAACAATCCATACCGAATACGTTTGTAGGTAGGATGTTAGCTCCAACATTTTTAGACTTAGCAGGATCATCACCATCGAATCCACCTTGGAAACCTACAGTGAACTTCAATACGTTAGAGATGTCAACACCTGCAAAAGTAGATCCTGAGATGCTTGATCCTCCTGTGAAAGAAGAGTTACCATCTGTAGCGGATGCACTTGGGTGAACAAAACACTCATCTAAGTTGAAGTCGTTGCCAGTCAATTGCACTGTGTTCAATGCTAATGGTAACAAGAAGTTGTTATTGTCAGATGTAGAAGCGAAGTCGTGTCCGTAGTATGCTTTCTTGTTGTAAGCTCCGTTGATTACTGTATCACGTTTAATGAATGATGCAGTTGGGAAGCTGTAAGAAGAAGAGATTGGTTGAACATAAGCATCGTATCCGAATGGTTTAACATTAGGAGTGATTGCTTTGTTCTTAACGTCATCCACACACTCGATATAAATGTACTGAGATACGTTATCGTAGTCACCGTTTACTGTTACAACACCACCGTCAGATACAGTTTTGTATCTATCTCCAATTCGTCTAGCAATGTAGTTAGATGAATCTGGATCTAAAGTCAAGTTAGCGTATGATTCTAATACTACTGGACGTTGGTCTGTATCGTTGTAATCACGAACTAATAAAGTAAATGATCCGTATTCACTTGCCGGACTTCCACCAGGAAGTACTGTGTTGATGATACTAACTTTGATTGAAGTGTTAGTGTCTGTACCATCCGCAATAGTGTTTACTTTGAATAGGTCTAATTTAGCACCACCAATGATTTGTGATGTGATGTAAGGCGTAGCTGCGTTAGCTGCATCTCCTGCAGTTGAACTAGAGTAGTCTACCAATGCTACAGTTGATCCTGTAACAAACTCGATTGAGCCACTTAATCCTACTGATGTTGATAAGTAATTATCAAACCACACATACATATACCCTTTCTTACCACCTTGTGCAGAAGTACCTAATACGTTCTCGAAGTTGCTTACGTTGCTAGGGTTTGCTGATGCAGTAAGTATTTGCTCGGCTACTCCTGATCCAGATAATTTGAATCCAAAAGATGCTGTTGTACTTACGCTTGCTGCAAATGTAGATGCATCAAATCCATTACCAGTTGAGGCTCCGTTTGTAGTGTTCTTTGTTGGCATGATCACACCAACTAACTTTCTTCCGGATAGTGATCCAGAATGTATGATATGAACAGCCTTAGCATTGTATCCACCCTCTTGTAATACACGTACTACTGTTACAGTACTAGCTGCATTCAAGTAGCTTTTTACTGCATAAGGTACGTAGGTGTTTTCGCTTAAGCCACCAAACTGAGCAATAAATTCATCAAAGTTCTCAATTACGGTAGGAACAAAAGCAGGTCCTTTCTTAGTTGGACCTACGATAGCAGCACCAATTGCTGCAATTCCTGCTGGTAAGAAAGATAAGTCCTTTTCGTTTGTAAAAACTCCAGGACTAACAATTTTTTCTGCCATGTTTCGTTGTTATTTTGTTTTCTTAAATAAATATGTCTTCTATAACCCGAAACCTTATTATTTTTTTAACTATTCGGAGTAAATTCTCCGGTAGTCATATCCAACGATCCAATACCGTATTTCTCGTTGAGTGACTCGGTTAACTCTTTCTCCCTCTTATTAATGCTATCTATCTGCTCTACTATTCGATCTTCCTCTTGCTGCAATGCTGCAATGTACTCTTCGCTCGACTTTCTAGCTAGCTTGAGCTGTACTAGTTGGATTCCAACTGTACTGTACTCTTCTTGAATTGTTTTGATGTTATCTAACTCTTCTTCCGTAAACTTAATTGTACTCATAACGTGTGTTTTTGTATTAATAAATATGTTGTGTTTTTTGTAAAGTGTTACCCTCCACCACCGGTTTTTACATCCATTAGTATACCGTTTTCAAAAACGTAAAAGTCAATGTACTTACCATTAAAAACTGGCAAGTCACCTGTGAAACCCCTTGATGCCGCTGTGTTTTCGACAAGCAATCTTCCATACGGGTCTTCGCTAATTGCAATACCATTACCTGCGCTAAGACCTGGAAATGGTGCTGAATTGTTAATTGTGTATGATCCATCCATGTTTTGAATGGCTGCAATTCCCTCTCCAGAGACTATTGCGGTTGAGCCACCACCGCCATCTCCGGTAATTCCAATGATGCTCTTGAAAGAAGCTATTTCTTCCGTCGTTAGCTTTTCAAAACTCCGTATTGTTTCTTTTTTGTTCGGATCTTCGTAGACCATGTACTTACTAGTAACTTCTCCATTACCGTCTGTTTCTACAGCAATCCACGAATCTACGCCGTTTCCTTGTCTATAGTATGTATATGATATTGGCATATGTTATATATTATTTTCAATGTAAATTATTCCGCTAGCTTCAACTCCGGTCGGTAATGTTGCCCATGCTGGAGTTACCCAGTTGATTTCTAAAAAATCACCCTGCGCCACACTCATGGATATTGCAGTACTTGATACAACTGCGTCGGCACTCGATCCCGCAGTAGTTGATGTTGCTATTGTTTCAGAAATGCTAGAATTTTTACCTAAAGACAGTGTCGATGTTCCTGCAGAGGCAAGAGTTCCGTTTGTTCTGATATATAAGTGGGCATACCCCACTTTCCCAGGTCTTGGTACATATATTCTAGTTCGTCCTGATGTGGTGTTTAATTGTGTTCGTACTGGAGCACCTAAGCGGTAGGTTGTGCTTGCGGCTGGATTTGACCCAGTAGTAGCTAATACAAATTGCATTGTGTATCCACTTTGCGATGCCATTGTGGCGTACGAGGCTGTTCCTCGCAATGAACCCGTTATGTTTGTGGCAAATAATGATCCGGTAATCTCTAATCTTGTAGTGCCTGGATTGAAGTTGTAGCCAGCTATTGTACCTAGTTTTTCAGAAGCAGGAGTTAGGTTGTTAGCGTCTACAAATATAGGATAGTGAACAGCGTTTGTTGTTACTAGCGCTGTACTAGCAGACTGTGCTGTGGTTGCAGTTGCTGCGTTTCCACTGAAGGTTGTTCCAGTGAAGGTTGTTCCAGTGAAGGTTGTTCCACTGAATCCTGATGCATTCAATGTTCCTGTGCTAGTGTTGTATGTTAAAGTAGTATCGCCACCTAAGTATGCTGCGACACCTGGTGTTTTTGTTGACATAAATGGAACCGGAACAATACCCGTAACGGTGCTAGGTAGTATGCTACTAGCAGACAATGCTGTAATTGCGATTGATGCAGTACCTTGTAGTGATCCGGTAAACCCTCCGGTTGATACTAACGAACCTGTAACCTGGACTCCGGAAGTTGTCCATTTTAACCTCTGAGTTCCAGCTGTGTCTGCTAAGTACCTACTTTCCCAGTCTATGGACATAGTAGTTGCAGATGTATTGTTATTGCTTAATAAGAAGTTACTACCCCAGTTAACTACGTTTGCCCCGTAATAATTAAGTAGCTGATTTGAACCAAAGTTAACAGAAGTCCCTCCATACACATCATACAAGTTGCCTACCGTTGTGTCTATGACTTTTGTAGCTCCATTCATAACCTTAAATGATCCAGTTACTTCTGCAGCTGAGGTTACTTTTATTGCAGTCGTAGTTAGCTGTGTCAAACCTGCTAATGTTGTTGACGTTCCACCTAATGATATACCGGTCGATCCAATTGTAACACTACTGTTTGCTAATTGTGCATTTGCAATTGAACTATTGGGAATTTGTGCAGATCCAGAAAAGACTCCAGTACCTGATAGGATAGTTGCAGCTGTAATAGAACCTCCTAGTGATATTGAGTTGCCGGCAATTGTAATTGCACTGTTTGCTAAATTAGCATTTGTAATACCTGCTGTGCCTGATAAATTGGAATTTGTAAGACCTGAGATTGTACCACTCAAAGTCAATGTACCTGCTCCTGTAATTGGACCACCACCTAGAGTAATGCCCGATACTGTGCCTGATGCGGAGACTGATGTGACCGTTCCTCCGCCTGATGCTAGGTTTGTTGATGCACCCCCACCACCCGTCGTTATATCTAAGTAAAAGCCTCGAGCAGACCCACCCTGCTCAAAGAATCGCAATCTGTTTTGGTACACGTCAACAGTAACACCTCCCGTAAGGGTTGTGTTTGTGACAGCTTTATTAAGGAAGAGTTCACCCCCTTCATCTCCTGTTGAGTTTAATGATTTGAGATAGGTTTGAGCTATTACGTCTCCGCCTGAATATACAAACGAAGATCCTGATACTGAATTTAGTACAGCATCAGATCCTGATACTATGACTTTTTTCCAATTTGGCATACTATATCCTAGTTATGTTGTGGTTAGATACATACACTTATGCCGTGTGTGCGCCTACTTCCTTGCGGCCAACAACAAGTTATTTGTTATAAATATGTCGTGTTTAGTCTTGCGGTGCCGGTTTAGCTGCTCTTCTTGCTTCAGCTTTTACAGCTCTTTCTAACGCTGCAGCCTTTTCAGCCTCGTGTTGAGTTTTCATTTGCTGGATCTGCGCTAACTCGTGTTCAAGTTTGTGTTGCAGATTTGCTACAAGCTTTGCGTCTTTACCGCTAATCGTAATTGTGTCTAGGGATAGTCTCAGTAGGTTAATGTCACCTACTGTAAGATCGATCGAGAAAATGTCCATAACTATTTGTCTTGGTTTGCTATTTGTTCGGTGTATTGATTTTGTAGCTTGATAATCATATTGTAAAATGTTTCAACCTGCTCACCGGAAATAGTTACCGATTTCATACAGTTTAAAATAAATTCCAACTCTAAAGCATTAAGCTTATTTGGATTCTGATTAGGAGTTTTAGCTCCAACTAACTTATTAATAACACTCATAACTTACTATACAAATTATTTATTAGACTTACACCGTATACACCCAGAAGTTTCCTGCTGCATCCATATATTGGCTACCTACTACAGCAAACTCTCCAGTGATTGGTTTAGTAGCGCCATGGTTTGCTTCAGTAAACAAGTATGGTACAAAAGAGCCACTTACGCCTGATGCAGAAGTTGGATCAAATGTGTTAGTAGAATCTGCAAGTCCTGATTGGAATCCCCAACGATCGGTTACTGAGTCAAAACCGTAAGCAATGTTTCCTGCTGCGTCTGATCCTCTATCGATAATAATACCACCATCTCCTGCTGCTGAAGAACCTGATGCTAGTACGATGAATCTATCCTCTACGTAAAGGTCTTGAACATTAAGATATGTTACAGTACCATTTACTGTGAAGTCTCCTTGAACAATACCATTACCTGCAATCGTTGTAGTTCCAGATGCATTACCTAAGTTTAAGGTAGTTGCTGCTCCAGCGATGTTGACTGTAGTTGCGTTAGTGTTAAATAATGCAGCTGTAGTACCGGTTGTAGTGATTGCTGTAGATGTACCATTGTTAATTGCTAAGTTACCAGTTAAGGTAGCTCCTGCAAATGATGGTGAATCTGTAGTTTGTAATCCTAAATCGACAGCTGTAGCTGCAACGCCATTTGTAGTGAGAGTTACTTCACCTTGTGCACTTGATGCGAGAGATGATCCAGAAACAATTCCAGTAGAAGCGAAGTTAATCTTAGAAGCTGCAATTGCTGCTGAGTTGTTAATGTCAGCATTGACAATTACTCCTGATCCAATTGCTGCTACACCTGCTGAAGTGATAGTAATATCACCAGATACTGTACTGAAAATTGATCCAGAGTAGTAAGCCAACATTGATCCGGAATCTACTGAGAATGTTCTCGCTGTAGATCCGTTGAATGTACCACCACTCAAGAGGCCAGTTCCTGCTGTTAACGCTGCTGTAGTTGATGTAGCAGTTGATGCGTTACCTAGTAACGAACCGGTAAAGCCGGTTGATGTTACACTAACTAAACCAGCAATTGTAGTTGCTGATGAACCTAGTGATATTGCAGTCGATCCAACTGTAACACTACTGTTTGCTAG